GTTTATTATTAAAAAATTATATAAATAATTTTCCAATAATGAGGTATTATAAGTTATGGTTAAACGCGGAAGAAAATCAGCGGCAGAATTAGCCGCACCAAAAGTTAGCAATTTGCTTAAAGCTGAAAGGTTGAAGCCGCCTGCTCATTTGACTGACGCAGAGATTTCCGTATGGAATGAAATTGTTTCAGATCAGCCAGCTAACGCATTTACTCCAACTCATGCGCCTCTAATTGAAATGTATTGCCGGCATGTAGTTAATGGACGCATACTTGCGGACGAGATACTAAACTTTGACCGTTCATGGCTTGCAAGCGACGAAGGGCTTAAGCGTTACGACAAGTTGCTAGGCATGGCGGAACGTGAAAGCAGAGCCGCATCTTCACTTGCCACACGGATGCGTATTACTAGGCAGGCAATCGACCAACAAACTGTTGCTCGCATGAACGTAAATAGTACGTCAAAAACAAAAAAGCCTTGGGAGCTGCCTGAGACCATTGATATGGAGGAGTAATAAAATGATTCCAACGGAGGGGTTGGATTTTAGATTTGAAGTTCATGACGAGGACGGATGCCTGCGTAAATTTTACAAGCGTGAAGATGCTTGGCGATTTATGCGTAACCGTCCAGAGTTGAAACTAGTAGTCACACCTAAAATAAATCGGTTTCACGAAATGCTAAAAAGAGTTGGCGAGGCTTTATTTTGAAATTAAGCTCAAGAACAAAACGTAATATCAATTGGATAGAAACGCATTGTGTAGTTCCAGAAGGGCGTCTTGTTGGTAAGCCTGTTAAATTAAGTCCAGCTCAAGTTGAATGGATGGAAATGATTTATGGCTCAAAAACAAGAACATTCATATTGTCAATTCCAAGAAAAAATGGCAAAACTGCATTTTCAGCAATGATTGTGCTTTTGCATTTAGTTGGCCCTGAAGCCGTATTTAATGGACAGCTATATTCAACGGCAAACAGCAAAGATCAAGCTGGCGTATTATTCAACTTAGCGGCAAAAATGGTACGAATGTCTCCAAGCCTATCTGCTTACGTTGGGGTAAGAGATACTAACAAGCATTTATACTGTTCTGAGCTTGGAACTGTTTATAAAGCACTTTCGGCAGATTCAACTACAGCAATGGGAATGTCTCCAGTTCTGCACATCAATGATGAAGGCGGACAAGTGCGCGGGCCTCGCAATGATTTGTTTGAAGCATTAGAAACTGCAAGTGCTGCACAAGAAAATCCATTGACTATTGTAATTAGCACTCAAGCACCAACGGATGGAGACTTTCTTTCAATTATGATTGACGATGCTTTAACTGGAGCAGATCAAACAGTTAAATGCAAAGTATATCAAGTGCCAGTCGATGATAATATTTTTGATCCAGAAGTTTTGGCTAAAGCGCAACCAAACTGGCATTTGATGAATCACGAAGAAGTTTTCAAAATGATGCGTGACGCTCAAAGAATGCCAAGTAAAGAATCAGGATTTAGAAATTTAGTAGGCAATCAGCGGGTTGAAGCCTCTAACCCATTTATCACTCGCTCTGTCTGGATGGATAACGGAACGGAGCCGCATCCATTAAACGGAATGAATGTTTACGCAGGGCTTGACTTATCTTCTGTAAACGATTTGACCGCCCTAGTTCTAGTAAGCGATAATGGCGATGTGCATAGCAGATTTTGGCTTCCAGAGGAAGGGCTTGCTGAGAAGTCTCGTAACGACAGAGTGCCTTACGACTTATGGGCTAAGAATGGATTTTTATTAACTACGCCAGGCAGATCAATTGAGTACGAATTTATTGCGTATGAATTGCGTGATATATTTAACACATGCAACGTCAAGGCGCTGGCTTTTGACAGATACAATATGAAATTTCTGAGGCCGTGGCTTGAGAAGGCTGGCTTTAGTGAAGAAGAATTAGAGAGGTTTGTGGAGTTCGGTCAAGGATTCGTTTCAATGTCTCCTGCAATTCGGGAGCTTGAATCCAGATTATTGCAAAAGCAGTTAAAGCATGGAAATCATCCAGTGCTGACAATGTGTGCTGCCAATGCGATTACTGTAAGTGATCCTGCTGGAAACCGCAAATTTACCAAACAGAAAGCAAGCGGCAGAATTGACGGTATGGTAGCCTTGGCGCAAGCCGTTGGCGTTATGCCACAAGAAACAGAAGTCGATTTTGACGATTATCTAAGGAACGTCATCACACTATGAATATATTTACAAGAATCGGTGGGTGGATGAGAGACGGCCTTCGCCGTTTAGCTGGCGTTCAATACGGCATTCCATCTGGATATGCAGAGCAATCAGCTAGTCCAGTCACTTTCGACAGCGCCATGCAGCTTTCAGCGGTGTGGGCGTGCATTAAAATCATCGCAGAAACCATATCTAGCTTACCTTTAACCGTCTATAAAGAGACTGAAAACGGTCGAATTGTTGCAATAAATCACCCATTACAGCTACTTTTTAGCGGAAAAGTGAACCGTTATCAGACAAAAGTAGAGTTTTTTGAGACAGTTTTGCTAAATCTGCTCTCAAGTGGCAATTCTTACTGCTTAATCCAGAGAATGGGCGATAGAATCGTTGGATTGCTCCCTTTGATGTCTGCTGACATGGAAGTGACGCTTTTGCGAGACGGTTCGGTGGTTTACGAGTACCAAAACGATTCTAGCGTGTCAGTTTACTCGGAAAGCTCTATTTGGCACTTAAAACTGTTTGGCAACGGCATTATTGGGCTATCTCCACTAGCTTATCAGCGCAACACCCTTGGTATTGCTCAAGCGGCTGAAAGCGCAGTCAATAAAATCTACCGCAACGGCGCAAAGCCATCTGGTGTTCTCACAATGGACAAGTTCTTGAATCAAGAACAGCGTGAATTGGTGCGAGAAAAGTTCTATTCACTGGCGGCTGGGTCGGAAGATCGGCTGATGGTTTTGGAAGGCGGCATGAAGTTCGACGCTATCTCGCTGTCGCCGCAAGATATTGAGTTGCTTGAATCTCGCAGATTCCAGATTAGCGAGATTTGCCGCTGGTATGGCGTTCCTTCCGTCATGGTCAACGACACTACTGGCTCCACAGTGTGGGGTTCTGGCATTGAGCAAATTGTGAGTGGCTTCTATAAACTGACGTTGCGCCCGATCATTGAGAAGATTGAGGCAAGTATTTTGGCTAATCTGATGACACCTTCGGAAGCTAGAAAGTATAGTGTAGAATTTGACTTTAACGCCCTTACGCGCTCTGACCTTAAAACACGGTATGAATCATATCGCGTTGGTATTTACGGCGGATTCATTACGCCTAACGAGGTTCGCCTGATGGAAGGTCTGCCAACTAAGGATGGCGGGGATGCTCTATTTATGCAAGGCGCTAACATGCGGCTTGAAGATATACAAAACATTAACGATTTGAACCCACAAGGGGCAACAAATGGAAACCAAACAGATCAGCCTGCCGCAAGCAGAGATTAAGTTCGCAGGCGCAGCATTTACGTTTTCTGGCTATGCGTCAGCTTTTGGCGGCGTAGATTCATACGGCGATACGATTCAAAAAGGCGCTTATGAGAAAACATTGAGCGAGCGTAACGGTCGCCCGATTCGCATGCGCTGGAATCACTATGGTGACGTTATCGGTAAGTGGACTAATATGTATGAGGATGATCGCGGCCTTTATGTTGAAGGCGAGCTAACGCCTGGTCACTCTAAAGCCTCTGATGTATTTGCATTGCTTAAACACGGCGCTATTGATGGGCTGTCGATTGGATACCGTGTGAATGCGTTTGAGCAATTGAGCCAAGATAGGCGCTTGCTAAAAGAAATTGATTTGATCGAGATTAGTGTGGTTGAAGAACCTGCCGATTTGAATGCTAGAATTGGTGAGGTAAAATCTGCTTTGGAAAAAGCAAATTCCCTTAAAGAAATCGAAGGCCTCCTGCGTGATGTTGGCGGGTTTTCAAGAGTTGACGCGAAGCATCTTGTTAGTAAGGTCAACTCGCTGTATCAGCGCGAAGCTGAAGCGGCAAAAGCAAAGCAAGATATTGAAAACATTATCCGGCAATACGTCCGGTAAACAACATCAAGGAGACTATTATGTCTGAAGAAATCAAAAGCATGTTGGAAAGCGGCTTGAAAACCCTTTCCGAAAAGCAAGTTGCTCTGGAAAAGTCCATGGAGCAATATCACGGTCAACTGGAAGAAAAGTCCAAGGTTGATACCGAAGTCCGTAGCGAAGTTAAAGCTCTGGCAGAAGAATTTGCCAAGATCAATGCAGAAGTAACTGCTGTTGGTCAAAAGATGGCTGAAGGCTTTAAGTCCAACGAAGAAAAGACTATCTACACTGCTGGTCAAGAACTGGTTAAGTCCGATATGTTTGATCGTTTCGTCAATGGCGACATGCAGCGTATGCGTATCGAGCTGAAGAACACCGTTCTGTCCGACAGCACTACAGCATTCCCGCTGCAAAAGCCAGGCGTCATCCAAGGCGACTTCCAACCTTTGACAGTTCGCCAAGTGCTTCCTTCCATCGGCGTATCGACCAACATGGTAAATGCTCTGCGTGAAGAAACTTGGAACAACTCGGCTCGCTTTGTTACTCAAGCTACAGCCAAGCCAGAATCCGACATCACCTTTGAGCAATACAATGTTCCTATTGAGACAGTTGCTCACTGGATCAAGGTATCAAATCAGCTTCTGGCTGACGCACCAGCGATTGCTGCGTATATCGACACCCGCGCCCGCGATGGACTGGCTCAAGAAGTTGACCGCCAACTGCTTAACGGTAACGGCGCTACTCCGAACCTGTCCGGCTTGACAAATAGTGGCAACTTTACCGCATACAGCGCCGTCTCTGACGATCTGTTGGTAGATGCTATCAACCGCGCCAAGTATCAACTGTGGGCTATCGGTCGCACTCCTGACACTGTAATCGTCAACCCTGCTGATTGGGGCGCAATGGAGCGTACTCGTGAAGGTTCTGGCACTGGTATGTATCTGTACGGTATGCCTGGGACATTCGCTGGCGTAAGCCCATTCGGTGTCCGTGTTGTTCTATCCGCAAACATGGCTCCTGGCAAATTCTTGATTGGTCAACTCAACGGCTCTGCTGTTGTTTACAACCGTCAAGGCGCTACCGTAGAGCTTGGCTATGTCAATGATGACTTTACTAAGAATCTCCTCACAATCCGGGTCGAGGAAAGACTTGGTCTTGGCGTAGAGCGTCCTACAGGCATCCTGTATGGCAACTTCTCTGCTTAAGATGTAGTAAGATAAAGCCTGCCTCTAACGAGGTGGGCTTTTTTTCAACTTGGAGGATATATGAAAGTCAAAGCACTTAAACGCTTCTACCACGACAAGCTAGGTCGTGTATCACCTGGTGATATAGTTGAGCTGCAAGAGGCCCAAGCCACCATGTTTCTTGAGCAACGTGCCGTAGAACGCTACGCTACTAAAGTAGTACGAGAAATCCCTTTGCCGGATGCTGGCGTGACTACACAGTCGTCTGCATTGCCAGCGGCCCAAGCATCACAACCGACGACATCAGAAAAGCCAAAGCGTGGAAGGAGGCCAAAAGCAACCGCGCTGTAATCGTTGTTAATAACACATATCAGCTTGCACCGTGGGCTGACGCGTTGTTTGCGATAGATCGGGCGTGGTGGGATATATACGTCAATGACGTATTCAAAAACTTTTATGGTGCAAAGATAATTGGCAATCCATGCCCTAAAGGATATAACCTTACCTCCGTCACAGATATTGGATGCTATGGTAACTCTGGCATCGGAGCGATTTCATTGGCAATTAGATTCGGAGCCAAAAAGGTTATACTAATTGGCTACGATTGTAGCGTAACTGACAACAAAACACATTGGCACGGAGATCACGTTGCAGGTCTTGATAACGCTCGTAGAATTGATGAGTGGCCTATTCTCTTTAGCAACTTTGCGGCAAATGTAACTACACCTATAATCAATGCAACACGCACTACAGCGTTAAGGACTTTCCTAATTGTATCGCTTGAGGATGCGCTATCATGAATCTTAATTTTCAAGAATCAACATCAGCAACAGCCTCACAAGAAAATCCTGTTGGCTTTCCTGCTGGTACATACTACATTCGTATCATCAATAGTGACGGCGCAACAGCTTCTGGCATATTCCGTGCACGGTGGGAAGAACGTTCTTAATGCAAGCAATTCCTGATCTTGGCAAGCGGTGGGATGGCGAGACAGTTGTTATATTTGGAAGTGGGCCAAGCCTTACGCAAGAGGACATAGAGGCGGCAAAGTCGCTGGATGCAAGATACATAGCAATTAACGACACATACAAGCTCGCTAATTTTGCTGATGTATTGTACGGATGTGACTACAAATGGTGGAATCACCATTTCGAGGATATTGTTTTTGCCGGTGAGATGTGGACGCAAGACATTCATGCTCGGCGCGAATTTGGTCTTAATTGGGTGCTTGGTAAAGCCAAAGCAGGACTTGGGAAAGATTGTGTGCATTTCGGATCGCACTCAGGCTATCAAGCCATTAACCTTGCGTATCTATGGGGCGCGAAGCGTATAATCCTGCTAGGTTATGATTGTCGTAGCATTGGTGGTAAGGCGCATTGGTTTGGTCAGCACGCAGCAGGACTAAACCAGCAGCAAGGCTTTATCACATGGCTTACTCACTACCAACAACTTGCAGATGATTTGTCTGCTGAAGGTGTTGAAGTTATAAACGCAACACCAGAATCAGCAATTAATGTATTTACTAAACGGAGGATACATGAGGGATTATAAAACCATACGGTGCGGACGCGGCCTTGGCGATGCGCTGTATCTACAAGGCGTTGTCCAACACCTTGTCAAAAAAGGCGAGAAATTGCATGTCATGACTGACTGGCCTGATGTGTTTAAGCCGCTTGAAGGCAAAGTGACACTTAGGCCGTTCACCAGAGAGCGTATCGACATCATTGCTCACTACACCATTAGGAAACATTACAAAGACACTAGCCAGTTTAAGGATTGCTGCATACAGGCAGGCATTACAGAGCCTGTAAACTTTGTGCTTGATTGGAAAATCCAAAACAAATCACTTGTCAGTTCAGTTAAAAAGAAGGCTAAAGGCAAGCCTATTTTATTGGTTGAGATGATCCGCAATCCAATGAATCGCACTGATCGCTTTGGCATTGAGCTGCTTCCAGACCTAGAAGTCATGCAAGAGATTTTGAACAAGCTCAAAGAGCATTATTTTTTATTGCATGTCGGGCAAGGTAAAAAGCTATTTGAGTTTGAAGGCATTGACTTAGACTTGGCTGATGCTACAAGTGTCACAGATTTAATTGATTTGGCATACGCATCATCAGCCATGTTTGGTTACTGTTCGTTTTTTGTGCCGCTTGCAGAAAGCCTTAACAAAAAATCGCTATTCGTATGGTCTCGCAGAGGCATGAACTCTGTTGAGCCGTTTATAAGAACCATTACACCTCAAAAGATTTTACACAAGCGCGATACAAGTTGCTATGTTGTTGACAACTGGCCTCAAGATAAAATTGACGAGGTGTTAAATGACTTTTTGCGATAAGGAATATGTACGGAACATATTCAAAGATAAAACGGTTGCCATCGTAGGGTCAGGCCCATCTGTGCTAGATAATAGACCTGGTTACATTGACAGCCACGATATTGTAGTCAGAATCTCAAACTACAAGCTGTATGAAGAAACTGGCATCAGAACAGATGTGCATTATTCATTCTATGGCACATCAATCAAAAAGTCTCGCCAAGAGTTAATTGAGGACGGCGTTTACCTTTGCATGTGTAAATGTCTTAACAGCAAACCAATCAATTCGCCTTGGCATGATAAGTACGGCAAGTCAAAAGGAATTGATTATCGGTATATTTATCAAGACCGCAGGAACTGGTGGTTCTGTCCAACATACATTCCAACAGATGATGAGTTTTTAGCGCACTTTGACCTTCTCGGCGGGCATGTTCCAACGACAGGGTTCGCTGCCATTCTTGATATTTTGTCGTATGAGCCAAAGTCTATTTACTTGACTGGCTTTGATTTTTTTACATCCAAGGTACATAATGTGGATGAAAATTGGCGCAAGAATAACCCATCAGACCCAATCGGGCATGTACCTTTGTCTGAATTTAGATGGCTTGAAAAAAATATAAAGAAGTACTCAATTAAAACGGATTCGGCCCTGCGGCGAATGCTCATAAACAAATTTGCGTATAGATAAATATGATATTTGAAACATTTGCTCAAGACAATTTACAGTGGCTCCCAGAAGTCGGCATAGGATATTATCCTGTCCGAGATATGGTTTATAATGAGGACTACTTTGCCAAGTATCAGATGATGGCTGATACTGAGATTGGCTTAAGGCTTAATCAGGCTAGGATTGACCTTGTAAATAAATACACTAAGTTAGATGTTTTGGATATTGGTATTGGCTCTGGTGCATTTGTCATCGGCAGAGAAAATACTTACGGTTACGACATAAACAAGTCAGCAGTAGAATGGTTGATTGAGCGCAAGTTATATCGCCATCCATTCAAGGGCGCAAACTCACTGACTTTTTGGGATAGTTTAGAACATATCCATGATCCAAGGCTTCATTTGTCTGGGGCTAAAGAATATGTGTTTATATCTGCGCCGATATATATAGATTCTGAGCATATAAAGAAATCAAAGCATTTCCGTAAAGATGAGCATTGCTGGTATTGGACGCACGATGGCTTAGTCACATTCATGGATGCTTTTGAGTTTGAATTGGTTGAATCAAACAATATGGAAAGTTTGATTGGGCGTGAAGATATTGAGACGTTTGTTTTCAAAAGGAAATAATTATGTCTCAGATAGGAACGGTCGCAGGCACAACAATCGGCATTAGCGCATTTGCGCCATTGACGTATAATAGTGGTGGATACAGACTTCTTAACTTTATCAAGATAGGAAACATTGAAGATGCTGGTGAGCATGGGCGTAGCTATACAGAGTTTACTTTTGAAACGATTGGCATAGACGGCGTAAGAAAATATAAAGATACGCATACAGAAGGATCAAAAGTTCTTGTTATAGGATACGATTCATCAGACGCTGGATTGGCTATATTAAGCCAGGCTCTCTACAGCAAGTCGGATTATAGTTTTGCTGTAACATATCCTACCGGAGATATTGATTACTTTCGTGCAAAAGTTGTAAGGTTTGTAAAATCTTCACGAAGCGTTAATTCAATGAGAACAGTTACTGTTGGGCTGTCAATTACAAGCACTGTTGATGAAGTTGGAATTGTTGAATATCAGCAATTTAATTTAGCACTTTAATTTGGCGGTAAAATATTGCAAGAGAATGATGGATTGATCTTGGTGGAGTAATACAATGGCTGACAAGCGCATATCAGAACTAACAGAACTTGGCGACATAGCCTCAAATGACTTCATTCCGCTTGTTGACACTAGCGTAAATGAAACTAAAAAAGTTAGCGCAGAAACTCTGTCTAATTTTGTGCAAAACAACATTGTCATTCCGCCATCAACAACTAATGAAATCGAACAAGGCGACAGCTCCGTTGAAGCCATCGACACTGGCACTGATGGGCGGGTTATTGTAACGGCTGATGGTAGTGAAATTGCTAGATTTACAGCAGCCGGAGTAGCAATCGGTATAGACACACTAGACGCTGAGGATTTTTTAAAAGTCGTCGACCCCGCAACTGGACAATTTACTTTTGGTGACGAGTTTGAATACGGCGCACCTGTATTGGAGATTCGCTCAAATAACGAGGATGCTGGCGATGCTCATTTATTGTTTGCCACTTTTACAGGCGGAGGTGATGGGTTTATAACTGCACAAGAATCTGGAAATTTCAACATAGGCACATACGGCGCACCGATTACGTTTGGCATTGGCTTTTCCGAGAAAATGTGTATAGATTCCGATGGCAACGTAGGGATAGGGACGAGTTCGCCTGTTGGAAAATTCAATGTCATTGGCGGTATTGGAGTTGGGACATTAACTGGAGATAATGCTGTTACACCGCCCACTGGAGCAGTTGTTATGGCTGGCGGTAGCTATTCCGCTGTTCAAACATATACCTCTCCCGGCAATGCTACAGTTGTTGGGTTACTCCAAAATTATCAAGTCACATCGGATTTTTCTCGGTATTTAGATATTGCCGCGCTAGGTTCTACAGGTGGGGCTGGTGCTAACATTCGGTTTTTGACTGGAAGCGATACAGCTACAGAGCGCATGCGCCTCACCTCCGGCGGAGAACTGCTCATTGGCACGACATCAAACCCATCGGATTATAAGTTGGTGGTTTCCGGCATTACATACGCATCGAATTATGACGTAGCACTTACTACAGCAGGCAGCGACACCGTAGCCCTTAACTTTTCCGGCGACACAGGGCTTTATACACGGTCTGCTGCTGGCACTGTCACATTTACCGCATCGAACTATCGTGCTGGTGCAATCAAGACTGTAAGAGTGATTGCCGGTGGCTCTAGCCGAACTCTGACTTTTCCGAACGATTGGGTGTTCGTTGGGGCGAAACCTGCATCTATTGCGTCTGGGAAAACTGGTATCTTGACCGTGACTTCTTTTGGCACGACCGAGGCTGATTGTGTTGCTGCTTGGGCGGTGCAGACTTAATGCTGGCTGGATTACGAAGTGCAGGGATATTCGGGGCATTACAACCAGTATCTGCTCCTGAGGTAAACGTGGCTGATGTAGCTACATATGCAGCGTCCTCAACAGCGTCAACCCACAATGTAACTCTACCTAGCTACTCTGTTGGTGATTTGCTTGTGATGGTTTTAAGGGCTGGCACAACGACTACTGCTACCAGACCTGATGGATGGGATGTTGCAGCATCTCGCAGTAGTACTGGTGTTAGCTATATCTGGTATCGCACCGCGACAGGTTCTGAAGGCTCGACTTTATCAGTTAGTCTGAGTTCTACAATCCGTATGAGTGCTGTGACTTACTCGGTCAGTGGCGTGACGCAGGGTATCGAGGCGGCATTTACAGGTAGCAACACAAACAACCCGCCAAGCATTACGGCTTCTTGGGGTTCGGACAGAAACTTGTTTATTGCCGTGCTAACGAATAGGCGGTCAGATTCTACGGTAACGGCAGCCCCAACCGATTACGGCTCATTACAGTCTGCGGATCCGGCAAGCGATACGGCGACCAGCCGGACTAGGGTATCCACCGCGATTAGGATTTTGACTGCTGCTTCCGATGACCCCGGAGCATTTACAACGAGCGGAACGATTGATACTCCGCACTCTGCAACCATAGTGATAAGGTAAACAAAATGGCAATCGAATATAAATGGTCAGTCGCTGGAATGAAATGTTACCCAGAATATGAGGGGTTCGAAAACGTGGTGTTTACTGCCCACTGGCACTTACTTGCTAAAGACGGCGAGTATTCCGCGAGTACTTACGGCTCCGTAAAGCTCAAGCTCGACCCGAACCACGAATACATTCCATACGACCAGCTCACCGAAGAACAGGTTATAGGTTGGGTAAAGGGCACTATGAATCAGAATAGCAACCCTATGTCGCCATCGGCAGAAGAATACGAAGCGAAGCTGGCCGAAGAAATCGAAAAGAAAAAGAACCCATCCGAAGTGACGCCACCTTTGCCTTGGAGTAATTAATGAAAAACCTCGGCATCTGGCTGCTCTACTTCATCCCAGCTTTGGTGGTGGAGATATTCTGCTACCTGACAAATCCGATAGTGGCTTTGTTTGTAACTAAGGAGCTGAGAACGGACAGGGTAAAGCGAGAGCCATTCAACAACGGCACTTACACGTTTGACCGTGAGTATCTGATTAAGCCGTTGCGCTGGTGGCAGACCCATGATAATGCCGTTGACGAGTGGTGGTATGGCGGATTTAATGACAAGAGCCACTTCAAGTTCCTGCGTGAGGCAACGCAGCAGGACTACGATAATTCGTGGTGGATTCGCTACTGCTGTCGCGTCATGTGGATGTATCGCAATAATGCTTATGGGTTTATGTATAACCTGTTCTCCCGACCACTTGAATTTGACCCGAAGCTATACGAACACGGAATAGAAGATTCAGGTAAGTTCTGGTATCTGCTGGCGGTGTACCCATCCAGTTTTAAGCTTGAAGTGCAAATTCCTATCTGGAAAACAAACCGCTACATGACAATCAACATGGGCTGGAAGGCGCATAAAACTTTCCCTCGCGTCATGTATGCAAACCGAGTGCCGCCTTTCGCTGCGATAAAAGAATATAAGGACTTATCATGAACTTCCGCATAACATCTCAGATTACATCAGAGCCAATATCTTTGGATGAAGCTCGGAAGCATCTTCGCTTGGAAACTTTTGGATCGCCAGAAATTCACCCTGATGATAGTTATATTGAAACATTGATCTCTGTATCAAGGGAGTGGTGCGAGCAATACACTCGCCGTGCATTGGCAACGCAGACGGTGCTTGTATCAACAGATGATTTCCCAACAGGCGATACAATGTATTCAACAGCAATTAAATTGCCTCTAAGCCCTTTGCAAAGTGTCACTTTAGTCAAGTATTACGATACTTCTGGAGATGAGCAGACATTAAATCCTTCTGTCTACTATGTAGATACTTTTGAGAGCGCAATTTACCTTGAGACCAATCAATCATGGCCTCAAACAAATGGCAAGCCTATTACGATTGAATATATCGCTGGATACACCAACGGAGAAAGTCCAGACACTTATCCGTTCCCTTTTCCAATTAAAGCAGCAATGTTGCTGCTGATTGGCAATTACTATGAAAACCGGCAAGAAGATTTGGTCGGCGGAACTAGAGTGACATTTAATTCATTGCCGACAGGGGTGTATAATTTACTTCAACCGTATCGCTTGAATCTTGGTGTCTAAATGCAAATAGGCAAAATGGATCGGTATGTCCGATTTGAACAAAAAGTTGTCACAAAAGATGCAGACTATGGGTCTGAAGTTGTTTCGTGGCAAACTTATAAAGAGTGTTGGGCGAGCATTACTGATATAACGACAAACCGTATGCACGAATATACGTTTGGAGATTTGCGTTCAATCAACCGCCCTTGCAAGATTATTGTGCGATACGATGAAAAGATTGATCCGACCATGCGGATAGTTTGCCTTGATCGCAATGACCGCATACTTGAGATTGTAAGCAAGCCAGGCGAGCTTGGTAGACGTGAAGCAATGGAATTTATTGCACAGGATTACTCAACACAAAATGGCTAAAGATGTAAACATTGTCGGCGGTAAGGAGCTTGCAGAGTTTTTGAAAAGCCTGCCACTTAAACTTGAACGCAACATCATGCGAGCTGCGCTTCGTGCTGGTGCGCGTGTGATTGCAGATGAAGCAAAAAAGAATCTTTCTGTTCATAAAACTGGCGCATTAAAAGCATCCATAAGAACATCCTCAAGATCGCAAAAAGGCACAGTGTTTGCCTATGCGAGAGCTGGCGGCAGGCGCGGCGCTGCTAATAAAGACAAGTCTGCATTTTACTCAGCATTTATTGAGTTTGGCTCTGCCGCACATGCGATTGTGCCAAAGAACAAACCCTTTCTTGTGTTTAGAGCAAGAGACGGTCGACTGGTAAAGACAAAGTTTATTCCTAGACACCCAGGCATTACGGCAAGGCCATTTATGCGCCCTGCATTTGATTCAAAAGGTGAAGCCGCTGTCGCTGCTGTATCCAAAAGGATACGAGAGCGTCTTACAAAAGAAGGAATCAATGTGCCATTGCCAGAAGGAACTGATTGATGTCGGCTGAAAAAGTAATATATGACTTGCTATCTAAAGACACAGAGCTATTAAAAAAAGTGCCAAAGGTAAGGATTTATCCTAGTCTAATTCCACTAGGCACAACTTTGCCAGCGATTGCATATATGTTAGTATCTTCAGTAGAACAAACTGCAATCGGCCTGACATCAAACCGCCGCAGAAGCAGAGTTCAAGTAACCGTTGCGGCAAACTCATATCCGCAGGTTAAAGATATTGTTTCGTTGGTTGTCGCTGCTTGCAATCACCAGCATGGAACATTTAACGGCGTACAAACGGATAGTGTCATTCTTGATTTGGTTGGAACTGATTTTAGAGATGACGAAACTGGAACAAACTATTCAACTGTTGATTTTCGTATCGCTTATAGCGATTAACTAAAAGGAGTTTTATTATGTCTATTGGAACCGTTGCAGGAACCACAATTGGCATCAGTGCAACCACTCCAGCAAGCTTTGACGTTGCTGGTTACGAAGTGCTGACCTACACAAACATCGGCAATATCGAGGACGGTGGCGAACACGGTCGTGAATATGCTGAAGTTACTTTTAACCCTATCGACACTCGCGGCACTCGCAAGTATAAAGGTTCCTTCAATGAAGGCTCCAAGACACTTTCGATTGCATACGACAGTGATGATGCTGGCATGATCTTGCTGAAGCAAGCTCTGGATAGCGACAGCGACTACAGCTTTGAAGTTGAGTATCCTAATGGCGACATCGACTTCTTCCAAGCTAAGGTTTTGACACTGACCAAGGCTACTGGCGGCGTTGACACCATGCGTATGGCATCTGTCACTCTTTCCATTACTACCAGCGACAACGGTGTCGGTATTGTTGAGTATCTCGAAACTGTATAATTGGTTTAAGGGCTAGGGCGCAAGCCGACAAGGGTGTTCCTCCGTCACCCGCCCGCTTTTTTTACGGAGGATAACCTTTAACGGAGATTATTATGGCTAAAGAATTTGACTTATCTCAATTTGAAACTATTGATTTGGCTGCATTGACAGTTCAAACGCCTCGCGGCGAAGATTTGCTTGTTGATGGCAAGCCAGTCGTTATCAACCTATATGGCCCTGGCAGCAAGCAGTTTGTGAATGCAAAGTATCGGCTGGACAATGCTGTTCAAGCTCGATCCATTGCAATGTTGCGCGGCAAGGGTTCAAAGAATGCTGCTGAAGAAGCTCGCCAACAGCAAGCCGAGTTCTATGCGGCAGTCACGGCGTCAGTTGAAAACTTTCCTGTCAGCCCGATTGATATTTACCTGAATCCAAAGTTGAACTACATTACGGAGCAGGTTGAAAAGTTCTTGAGCGACACTGAAAATTTTATGCCAGCATCTCCGACGAAATAATTAACTTTGTCAGGCACTATGTATATTTATATACAGTGCCTGAAAAGTCGGAGGAAAGTCGTATAGAGCAGTATGAAGCTGCTGGCAAGGAAATAATCTGGCCTGATCTGTCTTGTCCATATTTATTTGACTTGCTAATGAGCATGGGAGCCTATACCAATTTAGGTATGGGCCATGTGCCATTAAGTTGGCAAGAAATGGAATCATGGCAAGAACAGAACGGCATTGAGCTAAAGCCTTGGGAATTGGGTATAATACGGAGAAGCTCGGCGGCTTATGTGCAACAACTTCAGGTGTCAATTAAGCCTGATTGTCCGCCACCAGGCAAGGTAGTCGAACAAGACCAAAATCGACTAGCCAAGCATATCAAAGGCATCTTACGGTAGAGGCTCAATATGGCGCTTAATGCTGGTTCAATTGAAATCAAACTCTTTGCGAGTATCGCCAAGCTCCAGAACGACATGGACAAGGCGAGCAAGCATATTGATTCGTTTTCAAAGCGCACTGAGGCAACTTTACAGCGCACTGGAAATGCCTTCAAAGGCTTGTTCGCTGGCGTTACGATCAATACAATTGCTCGCCTTGCTGACGAATACAAGAAGTTTGATGCTCAGTTAAAACTCGCTACAAACACCGTTGAGGACTACAACAAAGCCTATGCTAACGTCATCCGCATTGGCCGCGTCTCAATGTCCGACATTGGCGCTATCGGCGTTCTCTATGCTCGTCTAACTAATAACCTCAAAGATTACGGAACGACGCAGAAAGAAATTTCAGACATTACTGAATCTGTGTCGCTTGCCCTGCGCGTATCTAATGCAACAGTGCAAGAAACAAACTCCGTCATGCTGCAATTGTCGCAATCATTCGGATCTGGTCGCATCAACGGTCAAGAGTTCTTGGCTGTTATGGAAGGTGCGCCAATCCTTATGCGCCAACTTGCCAAGTCTATTGGCATCCCATTTGGCGAATTAAAGAAACTTTCTGAGCAAGGCAAGCTGACAGCAGACTTGCTTAAACAGGCTTGGACTGATCCAGTGTTCTTGAACTTGCTTAGAAACCAAGTCAAAGAAGTTGGAACAATTGCCAGTGCTTACACCGTTCTTGTAAACAATATCAAGCAATACATCGGTGAGGCGGATAAAGCGACAGGCGTGTCTAAAACTATCACCCAAGCTATTACATTGCTTGCTGATAATTTGAATACTTTGGCAACTGTTGTGCTGGTTGCTTTGATTGCTGCTTTTGGACGATATGTTGCAGGTGTTTATGCCAGCATAAAGGCAAGCCAGCTTCGTCAAATTGAACTTATAAAAGAAACTGTATTGCTTGAACGCAAGGCTGCCGCAGAAGCCGCTGCTGGAGCAGCACAAGCCGCAGCAATGGCAAACAATGCTAGAGCAACAACTTTATGGGCGGCAAGAAATTCAGCCGCACTTGCTGAAAACGCGTCTGTCATGGCGACTGTTGCGGAAAGAACTAGCGCCGCTGCAAAAGCAAAGAATATCTTAGCAGGAGCGTTGACACTTGTTGGCGGAAAAATTGGCTTGGCAGTAATTGCAATAACATCAATTATTTACGCGCTGACAAATATGTCAAGTGTTGCAAAGAAAGTTTATGAATCATCCGTTGAGATGGGGCTTGGCTTTAATGGCGTTAAAGAATCATTAAAGGAAATGAACATTGAAGGCGAAAGGGCGAATAACTGGCTAAATAAACTTTTGCCTAATTATGAAGCCTATCGCAAAATAATGGATCAAGAGGCTAGTGGCACAAAAGGCCCACAAAAGTCTAAGTGGGAAGAAGAAAATCAAGCCGCTTTAACTAATTTCAAGGATTTGCAGTCAAAAGCTGATGGATACAGAGAAAGTCTTAAACTTACATCTGACAGAATAAATGAGCTTGTAGAAGAACAAAGACAATTAAATGTTACTTTAGCAGCTAATAAAATTACAGAAGCAGAATATGCTTTTGAGATGTCAAAGCGCACAGAAGAAATAAAGAAATTAACTGGAGAAACAGAGCGTCTTAAAAAGGCAGAAGAAGCCGCTAAAAAAACTCAAGAAGAACTTCAAAATTACTACAAGGCAACAAACGCAGTTATTTTAGAAAGGCTTCGTCTTGAAGGCGACATTGAAAGGCAGACGCAAGAATACGTTGATTTTATAAATAGCGAATATGTTGCCGCAGAGCAATCTAGGCTTGATGCGTTGCAAGATTCTATTGATTCAACTAGAGAAGAAATTCAAAACGAAGGGAAGCTAAAGTCTGCAATTGAAGCAACGACTGTTGCTCGGTTGAGAGAAAAACTTGCATCTCTTGAGTTCTTGCGTAAAGTTGAGCCTGAAAAGATTAAAGCTCTTGAAAAAGAGATTGAAATGCGTCAAGAGCTTGTTGGTTTGCTTTTGTCAAAAGAACGCCTCGACGCAGAAAAGAAAGACGCAGAAGAATCTGAGCGTGCATGGAAAAAGGCAGAAGAAGAAAAGCGCAGAGAATTTGAAAAGACTGTAGATAACATTGATCGTATCTTCGCAGAAGGTTTTGCGGATATGCTTAACGGCGGTAAAAGCTCTTGGAAATCGTTTACCAAGTCGCTTATCACCACGTTCAAGACAACCGTTATCAATGAAATATACAAACTGCTGCTACGCCCATTCGTAGTTAATATCATTGCATCTATCGCTGGAATTACTGGCGCAGGAACAGCATCTGCTGAAGGTTTGATCGGTGTTGGTGGCAATACTGGCACTGGCATACTCGGAACTATTTCTGAGGGCATCCGTGCGCTTAACAGCAATGTAGTTGGGTCGATTCAGAATCTTGGAACTTTTATTCAAGACATTCCTGGCTTGCGCGATGTGGCTGGGTTTCTTGGCGAAAATGCAGGCACAATTGCCAAAGGGTTTGCATATACAGGCGCAGTTTTATCAGCATTGCAAGGCGACCTCAAGTCTGCCGCATTTCAAGCCGCTGGTGCTTTTTTAGGAAATCTTACTCCACTCGGCCCTGTCGGTGGCGCCATCGGCAGTTTCATTGGCGGCGCAATTGGGGGATTATTTGGCGGATCTGGCGAAAAATACAAACGAGTTCTACAATCCAACCAATCAGTATTCACAGGCAGTCAGTTTAGCTCAAGACAAACAGGATCGATTCGCTCAAGTGGCGAAGTGTCTGACTTCATGGCGCAAACGCAAGAGGCGTTTAGTAGAAATCTTTATTTGATTCTAAACGCCTTTGGTCAAGCAGCAGACATTACTACAGATATTTATGCGAGACTTCGCCGGACTTCTGGACGCACTGTTGGCGATTTCTCTTATTCGTTTGGTGGCGTTTCAGGTAGCTTCAATGAGCAGTTCGGAACAAATGGAGACTTTGCCAAAGGTCTTGAGCTATTGTCTGAAAAAGTTCTTGGTCAAGTGCTTGCAGAGGCAATTCAAAAGTCTAATCTTCCTGCTGCCGTTAAAAGCTTGTTTGAAGGGATCACAAAAGCTGAAGAAGTTAATGCGCTGATTAACTCTATCGTTCAGCTTTCTGATGCCGCTGATGGCCTTAATAATCGCTTTGGGCTTACGGTAAATCAAGCAGCTCAAGTAGCTCAATCTCTTGGGCTTGCTGGGGCGGCAGCGGCTGAATTTATTTCTCAGTTTGCAGGCATTGCATCATCTTTCAATGGTGTCGGCGCAACTATATTAAAGATTCAACAAAGTCTTGAAGGACAGTTTGGTGGAACACTTCCATCATCGCTGAAAGAGTTTGACGCTGCACTAAAAGCAATCGACAAGACTACGCAATCAGGCATTGACGCATTTGCTCAATTGCTTACGCTTCGCCCTGCCTTTGAAGAATTTACTTTTGCGATTGATAGCCTTAAGACTGGTGTCCGTGCATCTATCTTTAGCATGGTATCTGACCAAGAGAAACTGCTGATGCAGCAAGAGGACATGGCAAAGATATTTGCCGAGTATGGATACGAAGTGCCTGGCTCCGTTGCAGAACTGGTCAACCTTGGCAAGAGCATCGACTTCACAACTGAAGCTGGTCTTAACCTAGCAGCCGTGTTCCCCAATCTTGTAACTGTATTTATGCAGACACAAGAAACAGTCAATGGCCTTGTAAACTCTCTTGCTGCACTTGATTCTAGCCGCTTCAAGACGTTGTTTGAATTCACTAGGGCCAATGCTTATGCAGCGGCTGGCATCCCTCTGTCTAGCTTGCCATCGTATGCCTCTGGCACATCGTTTGTACCTAACGATGGCCCCGCCATGATTCACCGTGGCGAGCGTATTTTGACTGCTGAAGAAAACAGACGCTATGAAAGCAATGATACAATTGCACTTGAAATTAGAGGATTGAGAGAAGAAAACATGAACATGCGAGCAGAGCTTAGATCAATTGCTGTAAGTTCGCGTGATTCCGCAAGAACTCTTGATCGCTTGCAACGTGGTGGGTTTATTTTAAGTGATGTTGATTTGAACGGCGATCCACAAATTCTCAAGGTTGAAGTGGTATGAGTGACTTCCTGATTGTTAAGCCATTTGATATTGATAACGATGCTTTTATCTCGTCAAATGTGCCAGAAAATGATTATTCAGAATGGGATTATGGCACAAGCTATACTCTTGGTCAGCGGGTTATCATTGTAAACGATAATGATTCTCCGCCGAACGGTATCCACAAGATATATGAATCACTGGTAGGTTCTAACACTGGCAATAACCCTTTGGATGATGTGCAAGCGCCTGCTGGCACTCCTGTCTATTGGATTGAAGTATCTTCCACAAACCGTTGGAAGATGTTCGATCAATTAAACTCAAGCCAAACGATTTATCCAGATGAAATTGATGTTGAGCTTTTTATAGCGCAGCGCCCTAATTCATTGTCGGTATTGAACGTAGAAGCAAAAACCATACAAGTGCTTATGTATGATACTGCATCTCCGCCGAATGAAGTTTTTAATGAAACTTATACAATGATTGAGCCGTCAGGAAATCCATCTTATTACAATTGGTTCTTCCAGCAAATTCAGCGTAAAGGAAATTTATACGTTAAAGGTCTGCCGCCAATACCAGGTGGAAGCATTGAAGTCATTATTGATAATGCTGGCGCTAATGCAAAATGCGGCACATTGCTGGTTGGCTATACAGAAAAATATGGTGAAACCTCAATCGGATCTGAAGTCGGGATTGTAGACTTTTCTGTAAAGCGTCAAAACGAGTTTGGAGACTTTGAGATTCTTGAGAGAGCTTATAGCCGAGAAGGTAGATTCACTGTTCTTGTGCCGAATGACATTGTAGACAAGATGCAGACGCTACTTGCTTCTAGGCGAGCTACGCCAACTCTTTACATAGCATCGGAACTTTTTGAATCTACTTATATTTATGGATTTTATATTGATATGAACAATGTTATACAATATCAAAACCAATCGCTTCTTAGCATTGAAGTCGTTGGTTTAACTTAAAGGACAAGCGTCATGACAATACCAGTTTATTCAGGAACCGTTCCAAATCCTGTTCAATCGCAACCTGAGTTTGATGCCAACACTCAGGAGTTTATTGACTACATGGCTGCACTTGCTCCTGCGCTTAATGACTTTGCAGAAACGATCAGTAGCGTAGCCACCACATCAACCAGCACAAGCTCTGTCACTATCGGCACTGGAACAAAAAACTTTACAGTTGAAACTGGTAAATCATACTTTGTCGGTATGTCGCTAAAGATTGCAAATACTGCCACCAACTATATGGTAGGCGACGTTATATCTTATAACTCTGGAAATGGCGCACTTTCTGTAAACGTAGTTGCGATTTCTGGTACTGGAACATATTCATCTTGGACGTTGACTGTTGCGGTTAGTGGCGTAATTGATACGGCGCAGATCGCTAATGGTGCTGTGACTGAAGATAAGATTGGGAATAATGCGGTTAATTTAACTACAAAAGTCATAGGGGCATTGCCAGTCGCCAACGGCGGGACTGGAAGAAATACTTTAACAAGTAATAACTTGATTTCTGGGAATGGCACAAGCCAAGTAAATCTTATCGCTCCAGGCACCAGCGGAAATGTTTTGACTAGTAATGGAACAACTTGGTCTAGTCAATCTTTATCAGCAAATTTATCTTCAAGCTTAGGCGCAAACGGATATCAAACATTGCCTGGCGGGTTAATTGTTCAGTGGGGAACTATAACAACACCGGGGACCAGTCCGACTACTGTAAGTTTTCCAATCACGTTCCCAAATACATGTTGTTCTGTTGTGGCGACAACCGTTGCAGACAATGGTGATAGCATGATTTATATAAAACCTGCAACCATCAACGCTAGTAGTTTCCAAGTTACATCGTATGGCGTTTGGAGTTCAATTATCACGCCAGAGGGCATGACGTGGTTTGCAATCGGATATTAAGGAGATAGCGCCATGAGTAAAATATATTACTCACGCCAAACGCGCGGATTTTACGCGACTGATATGCACGGCACACGCACGTTGACCATTGTAGACCCAGAGTGGGAGCATCCGACCGTCGAGGTGCCGGACCCTGAGTGGGAGCGGCCATTGATCCATATCCCAGACCCGACGTGGGAGCCGGTGGAGGGTGAAGAGGCGCCGCTGCTGGACGTGCCCGACGCAACCGCTGTTGCGCCGCTGATTACGGTTCCCGATATGTCGATCGAAGCCAAGACCATTGAGATCGACAACCCAGATTGCATGATCCCGGATGACGCCGTCGAGATCACTGCTGATGAACATGCCGCGCTGCTGGAGGCACAGGCGCAGGGCGCGACGATCGAGGCCGATGGTAGTGGACGGCCAGTGATTCAGCCAAGACCAGCGCCGACATGGGCCGACATCGTCGCTGCGAAGATGGTAGAGATCAATGATGCCTGCGAAAAAGAAATCGCAACCATCAGTGCTGGCTACCCTGTCAGTGAGGTGCTGAGCTGGAGCAAGCAGGAGGCGGAAGCTCGGGCATACTTGGCCGACATCTCTACGCCCACGCCACTGCTCGACGCCCTGTCTACAGCGCGGACTCTGACCAAAGCTGAGATGGCTCCGCGCATCGTGACTAAAGCAGACGTTTTTGCTGAGATATCTGGTGCGCTCATCGGCAAACGGCATCGTCTCGAAGATCAGATCGAGGCGGTGCCGGAGGGTGATTATCTCGCGTTGGAGATGATCAAATGGTAGCCGTCGCCGTCGTGGGCAGCCTGTGGGTGTTGTGGATATTTTACCTGGCAGTGATGAGCCTCTACCGCGCACACCACGCCCGCACCTTGAGCCTGCCGGCCAAGCTGCTGGGCTACCCGACGCTTGCCGTCGGCGCACTGCTCGATGCGGCCGTCAACATCATCATCATGAGCGTGGTGTTTGTGGAGCGCCCATACGAATGGCTGGTGACCAAGCGACTATCAAGGCACATCAAGACAGGCGGGGGTTGGCGTCGCAAGCTGGCCGCCGCGATCGAACATCCGATGCGCGAGGTCATAAACGTCATCCTCGCCGCCGACCTTGATCCAGACCACGAAGACCTGACCCAGCTCACTCAGGCCATCATGACGCTGATCGCGGAATCAGCGACAACCGTTGCTGATGCCAGCACCACGGAGAAAGGTATCGTCGAGCTGGCCACCGATGCTGAAACGCAGGCTGGCACAGACACGGTACGTGCGATTACACCTGCGAATTTATCTAGCCGGACGGCTACAGAAACGCGGGCGGGGATTATAGAGCTCGCCACCGCTGCTGAAACGCAGGCTGGCACAGACACGGTACGTGCGATTACGCCTGCGAATTTATCTAGCCGCACAGCGACAGAAGCACGGACGGGGCTGGTTGAAAAGGCCACAGTTGCCGAAGCGCAGGCTTTTACTGCTGAAAAGTATATCGATGCTGCTTTATTAAATTCTGCACTGAAAGGCGCAAATCAATTACTAAACGCCAACGGCTACCAAAAGCTACCTGGCGGGTTAAAGTTGCAATGGGGATTTAGGTCAGCAGCATCTGGAACTGTATCTGTAACTTTCCCAATAGCATTTTCATCTGCTTGTTATTCAGTCACAGCAACTAGAGCAACTGGAGGTGCGGATTTTTGGCCTCCACAAATTCAGAGCATTAGCACAACTGGATTTACTTATATTCAATCTGGCAACACAACCGCAAACATGCCTGTTTATTGGATGGCAATAGGATTATAAAAAACAACCAACAAACCTAAAAAGGTGCAAACATGCAACACATGAACGAAACTTCTAAACATATCGTAGACGGTTTATCCGTTGCTACAGTCTTAGGCGCGTTGACTGCATGGTTGCCACCTATTGCTGCGCTATTTACAATCATCTGGACGGCGATCCGTATTTGGGAAACTAAAACTGTCCAGCGATGGTTTGGGTTAGATAAATAATGTCATGGCAGCGTAATGCAGTCGCATTGTCTGCTGCTGGTCTAGTCGCTCTGGCGTCATGGGAATCGTTCAGGTCTAAACCTTACCTCGACCTCGGCGGCGTGTGGACTGATGGTTTCGGCAACACAAACAACGTAGTTCCAGGCAAAGCAGTCACCGTGGAACAGGCGCTTGATACGTTGCTAAAGAATGTCAAGATCGCTGAAACTGCTGTCAATACTTGCATCACCAAGCCGATGACGCAAGGGCAATACGATGCCTTTGTTAAGTTCACCTACAACGTAGGTAATGATGCGTTCTGCAAATCCACGCTGGTGAAAAAGTTTAATGCTGGCGATTCTCAAGGTGCATGTGACCAACTTATGCGATGGGTTTATGTTAAAGGTGTAAAGGTTAATGGATTAGTCAATCGCCGTGAAGCGGAGCGTAAATTATGCCTTTCCTGATTATGTGGTGGAAACATCTAGCAATTGCTATTGCAATCATAGGTTTAATAGCATATATTGGCGTTCTAAAACACCAGCGCGATTCTGCTAGGCTTGATCTTGACGAATACAAAGTTGCGGTAGAGAAGGCTTTGGTTGAGGCCCAGCTCAAAAACGCTGCAATGGAAAGAGCATCTGCTCAAAAGCAATCTGAACTTGTCGTCAGCCATAACGCTACAGTTAATGAAGTAAGGGATTATTATGAGAAACGCCTTAAAACTTCTCGCGATGCTAACGCTGCTCTTGATAACAGGCTGCGCTACGAAGCCAACGATTACCGCGCTCGATTGTCCGAAGCTGTCAAAGCCGCCAGCGAATCTGCCAAAGGCGGGCGAGACGGTGACGCAGCCGCTATTAGACGAGATTACGAAATCCTCCGAGAAGCCTGCTCAGTAACCAGTGCAGATTACAATGCGTTATGGACGGCGTGGGAGATAGAATGTCAGATAAAAGGTTGTCAGTAGATTACTCAATTTATTCTCAATTCGCGAATACAGAAAGACAAAAAGAGATAGTACAGGCCCTGATTGAAACAGGAAGCCGCCGTAAAGCCGCTAAAAAGCTAAACTGTTCTAATGGTACTGTTTGTAAGGTAATAGAGCGCTTAAAAATTCTCGCCGTAAAGCAGGGCTACTCACCAGAGCATGATATGGTGCATATCGCGCCATTCCCATATATTGTCAAAGGCACATCAACCTACTACAACGACGAAGGCAAGCCAGTAGGCCAATGGGTTAAGACTGCTCTGGATCAAGACAAAGCAAAAATAATGATGGAAGAAGCCATCGCTGCGATGTCTGAAGAAATACCTCGCGTCTTACCTTTGCCGTCACCAGAACAATCAAATTCCAACCTATGCAACTGCTACGTTATTACCGACTACCACATCGGCATGCTTTCTTGGCGTGAGGAAACTGGTGAAGATTGGGATGTTCGCATTGCAGAGAATTTAATTGTTAAATGGTTTGCACAAGCAATAGCTCAATCTCCAGATGCTGAAACTGCGATATTTGCTCAATTGTCTGACTTCTTACACTTCGATGGCATGGATGCAGTCACACCAGCTTCTAAGCATCTTTTGGATGTTGACACCAGATTTGCAAAGTTAGTGCGTTCTGCAATTAAAGTTCTTCGGCGTGTAATTGACATGCTGTTACTAAAGCATCAGAAGTTGCACATCATAATGGCAGACGCTAATCATGATCCGGTGAGCCAGATATGGCTGCGAGAATGGTTTGCAGTGCTATACGAGAATGAGCCTCGCGTTACTGTAGATCGTAGTCCAAACCCATACAATGCTTTTGAGTTTGGGAAAGTGGCATTATTCTTTCACCACGGACACAAGCGTAAAGTATCCAATGTGAGCGAAGTATTTGCAGGCCAGTTCCGTGAGATGTTCGGTAGAACTAAATACGCATACGCCCACATGGGTCACTTGCATCACCTAGATATAAAAGAGAACCAACTGATGATCGTAGAGCAACATCGCACTTTAGCGCCTGCTGATGCTTATGCAGCTCGCGGCGGATGGCTGTCAGGTCGTGATGCAAAGGTTATAACATACCATAAAAATTATGGGGAAGTGTCTAGGCTGACCATCAATTCTGACATGGTGAAGTAGCCTTCCACCTATCCCACTTCGTCCACACTTCACCTAGCTCGTTAAAGTTCTTATTAGCTATCCCAAAAGCAGGAAACACCTCACGCCATACCTTGGCTCCTAATGGCAAATAAAACGCCCCTATAGCTATTAGAGGCGTATTCCTGAGTGGATGTTCTAGCGGCAGGTCGTTAAGATAGATAATGTTCTCCGGTGTTTCCATTTTGTCCTACTCTATCAATTCTTGATTCGTCAAAGCTAAGAAAGTTAAGCGCAGAAATACATAGTGCAATTGCATGACTACATGCTTCAGGAGTTGGATTGGTCATGGTAACAATCGCTTCTTTAAGTGCATCTTCAACGATCATTCCGATTCCTTAAAATAAAGTCATCACGGCAGTCTGCGTCACAGAAACGCAATCCATCTTCGAGCTTTTCACCACAATTAAGGCATGCGCCAACTGCTTCAAACTCAGGCTTTGCGGCTTTGATTCTTGCTGCTTCAATGCCAATATCAATGGCTGCTGATTCTATAGCCGAGGCTCTATCAGATTCATCGGCAAACTTTTCAACTTCTTTCATTTGAAATCTTTTCTTTAATGTTTATTAGTTTACGAGAGTATTTGTTGATGGCGGCTGACCCATGACAGGTCAGCAGCCGCCAAAGATAATACTTGTATAAAAACCTGTTAAGCATTTCTAGGGCGCTCAACTGGCTGTGCCAAAAGATATTTGTCACCCATAGAAGAAATACATTCTTGCACCTTTTGTTGACGGCGGTGAGTAGATTCTTCTGACGGCGTAAAGTCTCCGCCGTAAACGCTAGTAATAACATCATCGCTGGTGACAGTCCAAGGTAAAAATAAACTAAGCATTTTGCATCTCCTCTTCTTTGAAAATTTTGACATAAGTTTTGTTGTCTGGGTTGTTCCTAGCAGAAAAGCTAAATCTTCCAGAATTGATATAGGTTTGAAACGCATAACATGCAAGCTCGTTGTTTTTGCAGTCATTAAAATGATGACAATTATCGCATGGCGCAACTTCACCAAACAAAGATTTTATATAATTTTCCCATCCGTTAGCCATTATTTACTTCCTCCGTGTTAATGAGATTTCATCATAAATCACATCTTCACAAACCGTCAACAATTATTTTTGATACGAGATTGATCGCTTCGTCCTTGCCATAGCAAACTTCCGCTCTGTAGCCAATGCTGCGTAGGTAGCGCAGCCAATCTGTTTGCTCTGTAGATACTCTGCCGCCCTTTGTACGCTTCATTTCTATGAATAGTTTTAGTCTAGGAATAAATAAATCAGGAACACCTGGGGATACGCCAAGTGCTTTAAATTTCGTTGCTTCAGTAATACTTCTTTTACCTCCATTTGGCGTATGCACTATTCTATGTTCTGGATAAATTTGCCTCATCCATTTAACAAATTGCATTTGTTCGTAATCTTCAGATGGAACAATGTCTTTCTGTAAATTTGTTTTCAATGGCATATTTCCTCCTAACATTAATTGCTTCTTCTTTTGTCTTAAAAGTGCCAAGTGATTTTTCTTTGCCATGAATTTTTATTCTTGCCTGCCATTTATTATTTATAAATCTAACTCCAGAAAATCCACTAGAATTATTTGATTGAAGTTTTCTATTTCTATGATTTTCAGAATGAGTGACAAGCCTTAAATTTGATATTGAATTATTTAATGGATTTCCATCAATATGATCTATAGACATTTTTTCTGGAATTTCACCGTAAATTATATTCCATGTAAGCCTGTGAGCTTTATATCCTTTATTATTTAATACTATTCTTACAGAATAATAATCTGAATCTTTTTTTTGATAACAAATTGATCCTGCTAATGTGTTAGCAAATCTTGAATTCCATATATTCATTGCATGAGCATTTTTGAAATGATGCAATGGTCTATTCTTCCAAGTTAACTTTCCTGTTAATGAATCATAATTTAATGCTTCTCTAATATAATTTATGTCCATAAAAATATCCTCCTTTTAGGCACATTATATCATATTAAAAACCACACTCAATCTCCCATTCTTCACAAGCGTTTTTAGTATCGGCAAATTCTTCTGGCGGGTACATATCGAACTTCTCGCACATACCGTCACCGTTGTAATAGTCGCAGGTATGACATAACTTTGGAACTGATGCGGCAATTATCCGCCATTCTTTAAGCCATACTGGTTCATCTGGGCGCATATCTAAACCTCCTGTTAATTACTCTAGCGTACTTCCCATCCATCTTATACTCTACCATTTCAGGCGGAAAGGCATTGTTAAAAATATCACAAACCTCGTCAATATCTCCGCCCTTTGGCAAAATTACACCAGTGTTTTTGGCAATGATTGTCAGTGTTTGCATTGCTTTAATCGCAGCATAGCCGTCATGCTTAACGCACAGATACTCTGTCACTGGCAGGTCGGATAAAGCGCCGTAATAGACTACTTTAATCATCTCAATCTTTGACGCTCTTGAGTAGTGTTTCGACCAGTTCCAGCCAGTGACCCAAATCTCCTTTGTTGCCATCCCCATGATGTCAACGTCATGTAGCTTAAGCGGCGCTTTTTCAACAACTGGAAACTCTGTTCCACAAGCAGGACATATCGGTGTCGAAATATGCACAAGCTCGTTACAGTTGTCGCATACTTTCACAGGAGCTTCTCCGTTGCCATCGCCTCCTTTAGACGGAGGCTTAACAGCGGTGATCGGGCCATGAGTTTCGACTACACCGGCGAAGTCCAAAAATGTGCAGCTATCTGTATGAGATTTTAATCTAGTGCCTCTGCCAGCAATTTGAAGATACAATCTTGGTGACATTGTTGGACGTAACATGGCAATCAAATCTAAATCTGGCATATCAAACCCGACACTTAGAATGTTTGTATTTGTAACAGCTCTAATTTTGCCAGAAGCGAAGTCTTTAAGTATTCTGTCTCTTTCGGATGAAGGTGTTAAAGAACTGACACTTTCCGCAGCGATTTGACGGCTTTTTAATACATCCCTAATATGATTGGCATGGTCAATTCCTGAGCAAAAAAACAACCAATGCTTTCTTTCTTGCCCAAGAGCAATAACTTCATCAACAATTTTTTGATTTACATCATCTTTATCAACGGCTGCTTGAAGTTCGCTTTCAATATATTCTCCATTGCGTTTATGAACTCCTTTAACATCAAGATGAATTTGTGTGTATTTAGATCGAAGCGGAGATAGGTATCCATTATTTATCAAATCTAAAATACTTGTTGGTTCAATCAACGCGTCAAATATAGCTGGCTTGTCAGTAATAAGTCCGTGTCCCATTCTAAATGGGCTTGCTGTAAAACCTATTACGCGCATTGCAGGATTTATTTCTAACAAACTGTTAATTAAATTTCTATAGCCGCCTTCATCTTTATGAGAAATCATATCGCACTCATCAACGACACATAAATCTATGTGTCCAATTTGTTTTGCACGATTTCTAACAGATCCAATGCCTGCAAATGTTATAGGTTCTCCAAGCTCTCGCTTTCTTAAAGATGCTGAGTAAATGCCCATAGGTGCATTAGGCCAGACTGAGCGCATCTTGGCAGCGTTCTGTGCGATAAGTTCTTTAGAGCTTACTAGCATCAATATACGAGTGTCAGGCCAATTTTTGATTGAACGGCGACAAAGCTCTGCAATAACTACACTTTTTCCAGCTCCGGTTGGAAGAACTAAACAAGGATGGCCGTTATTTTTTTCCATCCAATCATACAACATAGTAATTGATTGCTCTTGATAATCACGGAGTTTCATTTATGTTTCCTTTTGTTGGTATTGTCTTAACATACTCACCCCCTCGCCCGATAATAACAACGCCGACCATCTTTCCATTTCATCATGTGTCCATGATCGGTTAACTCATTCAGATATACATGTGCAGTCCGCGTACTAACGCCTAATCCCATTGATATATCAAGCGCACACAAGTCTTGGCCTCGCTTGAACTGATATACCTTATTAAGCATGTCTTTGCGCTGGTGCTTCTGCCAGATGTTGAAGTCGATTAGTTTGGTGTTCATTTTAATTTCCGTTAAATATAACTACAGCACTTGGGAACGGAGCAGAATTTGTTTGATTACCAAATTTTAATCTCCCCCTTATAAATTCAATTTGCCCCTTCATAGCGTATTCATGCCACCATTTTGTATCAGTTCTTGCAGGAACAAGGCAAACAACGGTTGCACCATTAAGACTAGATTCGTATGCTTTTTTCATCCATTTAATTATCTCTCTGCCATAAGGTGGATTCATCCAGCACACTCCAGTCCAATCATTACTTAACCCATCATCTTCTTTTGTAAAATAATTTTTACATTTTGAATTTTCTTTTGTAGCGCAAACATCCAATTCAAAATTGTATATAGCATTGTATTTTTCAAAAAAATCTTGAGGCGTTGACCATAAATCAGTTTTACTAGAAAACATCGCATCTAATTTCATCCCACAATCCTCCCATCAAATTCTTCTCTTAATGTTTGAGTAAACTCACAAGGGCTGGCGCACTCGGATGGATTGGCTAGTATCTCACCAGACTTAAAGCCTTCTTCACCATTCAGCACAGGCCTGCCGTCAATGTAATAGATAGCATGCCATTGATCGTGCGCCTCTCCCATCTTCCAAGGCACAAGATCAGGATGGATGACATGACTACTACATCCATCGTATTGGGCCTTGTCAGGAATATCGCCGCCCCAACGCTCGCAGTAAAAGGCATCTTCTGTCACGGTGACATGGGCGCATGTGCGGCAGTTGGCTTCTTTAATCTGCTTTGAGCCGTGGCAGAAGTCATGTGCCGGACAGAAGCGGCACTCGTACCAAGTCGGGTCCGTGGTGATTGGTGGCGGCAAACGCTCGGTCATGGTGACACGATGCCCCTTTTCAACCAGCTTCTCGGCAAATTCCTTGTCAAGTTTAATGCGCTCGTAATAGATACGGTCGTCATCTTTGCACACGGCTAGATAGAAGCCTCGGTCAATTTTTAAGCCAAGCATGTAGACTTGCATCTGAGAATAATGCAACGGCTTAGACTTTTGTAACCCAGACTTCTCCAAGTCATCAAAAGATTTCTTTGAGTGCGTCTTAAACTCGGCTACAGACTTAGAATTTGGCGATTCAGGCAACCCTGAGTATATGATCCCATCCACCGATCCACTGAAATGCTTGCCAAAATCTACTCTGTCTTGGCTTGACCTGATGTCTACGCCAATGGCACGGAGGTCTTTAATGATATTGGCTTCTTCTTGCTGGCCGCGCCTGAATAGACGCAATATGCGCCCTTCAAACTTTTCGATTACAGCCCACCGAAAAGATAGCCATAAATAACGCTCGCACTTATGACCAATAAGGCTACAGCCAAGATGAAACCTAGGGGGTTCT